TGATTTCTTAAAGAATTTAATCTTGCAGATTCAACTGTAAGGTGCGCTAATTGCTCTTGAGCAGCAATTTGTGCTTCTACGTTTTGAGATTCAATTGCATTTTTTAAAGCTAATTTAGCTGCTGCCAAACTAGTTTTAACTCTGCTTTCAAACTCATCAACATATCCTTTGTCAACTGTAGATATTCTTTGTTCTAACTCTTCTTTTTGTTTTTTAGTTAATTGAGCATAAGCAATAGCCTCTTCTCTTTGTCTTTCTGCTTCTCTCATTTTACGAGTTAGTTTAGCAATACGTTTTTGAACGCCTTCGCTATACTCTGCTAATTCATCTTTAGCATTTTTCGTATCTTCTTGTTTTGCTTCTACAACAGGCGTTTCTTTTTCTGCCTGTTCTACTTCTATTTTTTCTTCTGTAACAACTTCTGCTTTTTCAGGGTTGCCTTTATCATCTAAATGAATTTCAGCGCCTTGTTCTTCGCCAACATCAATTAGATCATGTTTTTGTTTTTCTTGTTCTGGCATAGTGCCTCCTATGTTAAATTAAATGAAGAACTGATTCAGGATTTTTTATAGTCCCTAATACTTCATCATCGTTTAGTAGTCGCACTTCTCCGCCCTCTATTGGTAATCTTGAACCCGCATAACGAGCAAAGATAACCCAATCTCCTTTTTTACACCATGGACCTGATGTAAATTTTTCATCTTTATAACAAAGCGGTCCCATCTTTAGAACATAACCACAAGTGGTTGCTATTCTAGCTCTGTCTAATGTTTCTTGTGAAAATATTATTCCACCTTTAGTTTTATTTTTAGGTGTGAATGGTAAAACCAAAAGTCTATATCCTGATGGTTCTGGTAATTGATTAACCGTTTCATCCCCGATATTATCTGGGTTTAATGGTTCTTTTTCTGGTGCTTGATTTTTTTTCTCTTCTTCGTATTTCTCTTCTAATCCTAAATTAATTTTTGGGACTTCCTTTTGTACTTCCGATGTTGACAACGTTTCCGTCTTCATTTTTTTGCTCCTTATTTTCTAGCAGGTTAGAGATTTCCTGTAATATTAGTTGATAGGCTTGTGCCTGGCCAAGTAAATACCTGTATTTCTCGTAATTGTCAATACCTCCGCTTATCATAACATCGCCTATTTGTTGTAGGGTTGTTTGTATCCTTTTCTGTATCTTATAGATAATGTTTAATTCATCCATTATTAGCAATTCCACTTTCTAAGAGACTTGTTTATTCTACTATTTGGGTCTCTTGCCGTTTTAGCAGAAGTTAATTTTTTCTTCATCCCAGACATTCTTCTACAGAATGATTTTCTTCTATTAGCAGCTTTAGAACCCTTTTTCAACTTACTAGGTTTTGTTGTTACAGCCATTGATAATTTAGAACCTGGATTTGCAGCTCTATAAGATGCAATACCTTTTCTATTTAATCCACCTGATTCGGATTTACCTTCTTTTCTTTGCCAAGCTGGAGTTCCACCACTTGCAAATCTTTTTCTTTCAATTCCACGTCCTCTTAAAGATATATCACCCATGTTAATATATTTTAGTTTTTTTAGTTTTAATAACTCTTCCTTGTCCTCTACCTACTAATCCACCTTTTTTATAATGTTCAACTGGATTATATTCTCTTGTTGAATCTTCTGGAAATAGTCTAGCATATTTTTCAGCATCCATTTCCTCTTTACTTACTTTTTTATAATTCTCATCTAATTTTTTTTCAGATTCTTTAAATTTTTTTTGTCTTAATCGTTCTTCTTTATAATATTTATCTCCAGGCATTATACTAATCCTCCCATGCTCATTGCTTTTCTTTTCGCGAATGTCGGAACATTTTTAGGTTTAGGACCTGTATTACCAGCGGCTCTTTTTCTTTTGACCGCGGATCTTCTTTGACCTTCTGACATTGATCTAGCTTTAGCTAATGGTACACACTTTGGATAACCTTTTCTTTTTTCTCCTTTTGATCTTCCACATGGAGCAAAAGAACCATCTTTGCGTCTAGTTCCAATATCAACCCATTTTTCAGCAACCCATTTTCTAAGACCGTTTGCCATACTAATATTTTTTTGTAACCTTTCTTCTATTCTCCATTACATTTCCACAACCTTTAGCAATACCACCTTGTTTATAATTAGATACTGCTTTTCTTTGTTGTGATTTATTTTTTTTACCGCCTGGTGTTACTTTACCAGAACAAACAGCTGATGCATACATATTTGCATACGCGCTTGGGTATACTTTAAATTTTCTTTTAGCTGCTGCTTTTCCTCTTGGACAAAGTTTAGCCATTACTTTTTACAGTTACAACGTTTTGCACAAACTTTATCGATCAGTTTATTAAAAAAATAAACAACACGACTAGTTGCTGTTCTTATAACTTCAATTGAAAAGTTTAAAAAATTTTTAATCATTTTTTCTTCTTTGACATTCCAGCTTCTGAAAGAGCAATTGCTATTGCTTGTTTTCTAGATTTAACAACTGGTCCTTTTTTACCAGAATGTAATTTTCCTTTTTTAAATTCTCTCATAACTTTACCTACTTTAGTCATGCCACCTTTTGCTTTTTTAACTACTCCACGTCCCATTAAAACGTCTTTGAAAGTTACTTTACCATCTTTATTTAAATCAGGAAAAGATTTATCTTTTTTAACTTTACCACCTTTAGCAAAGCTTTTTCTTTTCATTTCAATTCCGTGTCCTCTTAAAGATATATCGCCCATTATCTTTTACCTTTCATTATTTTACCTTTTTTCTTCTTTGACATTCTAGCAGTCATCATATCTGCTTTCTTAATCATCTTACCTTTTTTATTTTCCACGTATCCTTTTTCTTCCATTGCATACTCTCTAGCTTCATCGGCTTTAGATTCCATGCCTTCATGTTCCATAGATTCATCCATGGCCATTCCGCCCATTCTCATAGCAGATCTTTTTTTATTCATTAAAGCTCTGCCTCTACCTCTTAAAGATATATCGCCCATTATTTTTTCTTGTTTATTTTTTTATTATCTAATCTTTTTACAGATGCCATCATTTTTTTTGATGTGCTTCCTTTTTTAACAGCTTTACCACCTTTGGCAAATCTGACATCAGATCTTATTCCATAATCGTTTCTCATTTACTTGTCTCCTGTTGGTTGTTTGTTTGCTAAAGTTCTCGCAATGGATTCTCCACTACGTCCTACCACATATCCTCCAAGTCCAATATTGAGAAGTGTCCACACATCTCCTGGTAACTCAAAAGTTATTATAGTTCCGGTAAATATTTTTATAACAGGTCCTGCTACATAATTCCATACTAAAATAAATATTAAAACATACATCAATAAAGGCCTCCAACTAGATACAAACCAATGACTTTTAGCCTCTGCTTCAACTATAGAAGCCGCTGCTTTGATTTGTTCTGTAGATGATTTTAATAATTCAGTATTAAGCTGTGCTTTTAATTTTTCTGCTAAATCTTTATCAGGGATAGCTTTATCCACTGTTGAAAATAACATTTTAGCTAAAGGTGCTATGGTAGATAGAGCTGCTAGCATATTAATATGATTTTGCTTTTCTTATTTTTTCTTTCAAGACAATTCCTTGTCCTCTAACTGTTTCATGCATAGAAACATTATTGCCTTTAACCTTCAATCTTCTTTGAGAAGATTTTACTTTACCATGAGGTCTATGTAAGTCGGTAATTTTACCACCAAATGGTACTGGAACATTGTATTCCAATTCTTCAAAAACGTTTTTAGATCCTTTAGCCATTTTAAAACCTATTGGTTATTAGAACCAAGTAGCTTTAACTGGTTTTTTTTCAGCTCTGATACGTTTAGTTCCTCTAACATCAACTGATTGAGACTCTTGATCGTTAGTCATCTCAACATCAACTCCGCCAGATTTATAACCGTCGCTATTAATACCTAATTCTTTTTCAATTTTAGGTGCATTTACATAGCCTGAACCTTTTTGCCAATCTTTACTCATATTTTTCTCCTGTTTAAGTTTAAATTATACTCTTTTAATGATTAATTATCAAATTTTATTTGAGTATTGCCCATTCCTGACTTTGCAAGTGATACACCGGCGCGAAGAGAAGCTAATTCTTCGTTTTGTTGCAGTTTTTCCTCTTGATTTTGCTGATTCATCATGGCTTTCATCTTATCCAAGTTAATTCTGTCCTCTTCGTATTCTTTTCTACGCTCATTTTCCTTGGCTCTAAGGTCTAATTCTCTTGATTTTAATCTTAATAGAGGATCTGCACCAAATTCTCCTGTAATTTTTTGTTCTTCTTCAGCATAATCTTTAGTCATCTCAGCAATCAAGATAGCTTTTCTAGATTCTATAGCATTGACAATCTGTTGAAGTCTTTGTTGTGCTTGCATCATCTGTGGATTTTGTTGCATTCCACCCATCATAGCAGGATTCATTGCACCCATTTGTTGCATCATCATTTGAATTTGTTGAACTTCTTGTAATTCTTTTACAAATTCTATTTGAACTTGTTCTTGAGCCATTAAACTTATGTGCTCTAATATATTTTTTTGTAAAGAAGCCATTGCACCTGGATTATTTTGTACCATTGCTAAACTCATAAAATTTAAATGTGCATCTACATGCGCTTTATGATCTTGTCCTGGGAATGCTTGAAAAGGTTTTAAACTAATTGCTAAGATATGTTCTAATGCAGGATCCATTGGCATTGGTTGAGCTGGAGGTGGTAAAATATTATTAATATTTTTTACACCTAATGCTTCATACATACTTCTGTATGCTTGATATAAATTATGAATTTGTGGATTAGATTGTGCTAATTGTAATTGGCTTTGTGCCATAGAAATTCTTTGAGTCTGAGAAAAGATATTTGGATCAGCAACAGGTAATACATCTATACGATCATCAAAGTCTGCAACTTTAATATTCTTTTGTGCACCTGGAACATCGTATGGATATTCAGCTGGTAAATAAGTTTTAAATACTTCTGATAATAATTTGAATTCGTTTTTCAAGCCAACATAAAGTCGTTTATGAATAGCAGACATAACCCGCGATCCACGTTCCAATAATGCTACCGTCGTACCAACAGCCGCTTGTTGGTTCATATCACCCACTTGTGAGTCAGCGATGCTCGCGAATCGTTGAGCACTCTGAACGCAAATACCCATCAATGCAAGTAATGTTTGATCTGGTCCTTTGAAAGGTAATTGCATAAATGAGTCTCTGATGTTTCCACCAGGAGCATCTACATCTCTAAACTCACCTGGTTGAATAGGTTGAGCATCATCTCTAATTCTAATTCCTCTTTGTTTAAATCCAGCTGGTAAATTTGCTAAAGTTCCTGCATCTAATAATTGACGCAGTGCTGCAGTTGCAGTTCTAGATAAACCACCAATCATATGAATTAAACCAAATCCATAGAATCCTAAACCTGGTAAAAATTTAAAGTGTACAAAGTAATTAATTCTTCTTTTTAATGGATCATCTTGTGCATAATTTCTTCTAATAGATAAAATTTTATTTGAGTCTTCGTCTAATGTTACAACGTAAGGTAATTTAATTCCTGTGGGCTCACCAGTTGTAGGATCAACATCTTCATATCCTTCAAGATCTATATTCACATGCATTTCAAGAAGCGTATAAATATCTTCTGAAGTATTTGCAGTTAAACCTTGTAAGTCTAATTCTTTTTCTTTTAATGGACTTTCTTTAAGAGCAGGTTGTGAAGTTAATTCTATATCTTTATAAAATCCACCCACTTGTTGTTTTCTTAAATCATTTTTAGAAATTTTTACAATATGAATAATTGCTTCTGCATCATCTAATGAATTAGCAGAATAAGGTACAACGATATCTTCGGACGGTATAAATTTTGAAACGGCTCTACCTAAAAGATCATCATAATAAACTTTCTTAAAGGCAGAACCGCTTAGGGGTAAATAGAAAAGCATTTGATCAAATTCTGGTTCATATTCTTTCATCTGATCCATGATTTGATAGTTCATAAAATCTTTAACGCGATTTGCTTGGTCTTGTTTTTCTGCTGTAATATCTCCTAGGATCTGAACTCTAACAGGTCCTTCAGCTGGTAATAATTCTTTATAAGCTTGAGCTTGAAATTGAGTAACTGCTTCTGCAAGAACTGGATGTGTTACACCTGAAGCTCCTCTAAATGGTTCTGTTCTTTTTACGTATTTAAATCCTAATAAATCTAAACCTTCTCTGTAACTATCTTCCCAATCTCCTCTGGATTCTTTGTATTCAACATATTGATTATAGAGATCGTTACCAAGCGGATCTAAAACATCGTCGCCTAAAAATTCTGCAAGGTTTGCACTATGATCTTCTCCACCTTCTGGTGATGCAATCTTTGGATCAAAAGAAATTTCTGCTCCACCATCTTCATCCATTTTAATTTCAACAGGACCGCCTTCACTCTCAACTTGTTCAATTTGATTTTCTTGTTCTTGAATTATTTCAGCTTCGCTTGGAAGTTCAATTGTGGTTTTGGTATTGGGTAAAGCGTCGTCTATTTCTGCCATTATAATATCCTATATGATTTTGTTTATGATTTCAATGTTTGAATTAGTTGTCCAAGTAATGCTGGGTCTATTTGATTACGTGTCTTTAATGGTTCAGGGTTTTGTGCTGACCATTGTAATAACTGTTCTTGATCTACTGGTTTTTGATTTGCTGTACTTACAAACTGACCTAGATCAGGATTATATTTTATTGTATCACCATATGAATTCATAACATCTCCACCCATTTCATAACCCACTCTACCACCTGTAGCTAAGTAATTAGCTTTTAATAATTGTTCTAAAATATTTCTAATATCTCCTCCACCAAAGGCTGCATTCTTTAAAGAGGATTCTATTCTTGCTGCTCTATCTGGATTGTTAAATACTAATGGAGCTGGTGTTGTTGGAGCTGTTGGAATAGTTGGTTGTACAATTTTACTTGAAACTTCTCTAACCATATCTTTAATTTGTGGTAAAACTTTTCTTAATGCTGCACCCATAACTACTTAACACCTTTAGTTAATGTTGTATTAATAATGCCACCATCTTTCTTTCTAGTCTTAACATAATTTTTTAACATGGCACCTAGATCTTTAAATTCTCCTGTGCTTGCTTTATCTCTACCAAGTTGTCTAAACATTTCTGTAAATGTTGATCCTGATATTTCATCTTCTCCTGATTCTGGTTCTTTACGTGGAGTTCTTTTTTTAGAAGCCATACCCATATCTTCTACTTCTCGGATTACATTACCGCGAATACTAGATGCTGCACCTTCTGCATCTGGATCTGAATAGTTTCCTCTACCTTCTCTACCTCTGCGAACTGCTTCTTTAATTCTTTGACTTTTTTCTTCTGCTGTTAATCTTGGTTTAGTTTCTGTTACTTCTGTTTCTTTAATTTCTTCTGTAGGTTCTTTTCTCTTTGCAAGCAAAGATGATAGTCCTTCCATTTGTGGACTGATCATAGATAAAATCTTTTGTGATACGTCTGGATTGTTTTGTATAAATTTTTGTACTTGCTCGGATATTTCCATCAAACCGCGGCCCGCGATTGCAATGCCGACTGCTTCTGCAAATGGAAGTAAAAGAGGTGCTGCTATTGGCATAAATTATTCCTTAGTAATAAGTTCTCTCAACCGGTGGTATTGAATCTTCTTCATAGTCTTCTGGATGCGAAATAAAACCACCTTGTCTAAAACGCATTACTGCCTGAGTTGTGCTATCCACTAAATCGTCATTATCTCCATATGGAAATGCAGCACATTCCTCAACAACTTCTTCTGCCCATTTTTCATCCGGCGCCCATACTAGTCCACTTTCAAAAATAGGAGCAACCGCATTTACCCTAGCATGTTTATCATTTCCTTTGCTAGGAGTGAAATTTATAACAGGTATCCCCATTTTACGCAACTCATATGTAAGCGGCATACCAGAAGCCTTAGATTCTATAATAACCGTTTCAGGATTCCAATATCTATATTGTTCCATAGCTTTTTTCTTTAGCTCAGGAAACTCCAATCTTTCCTTAACTGCATCTAATAATATTAAATTAGCAGGACTATCTTGGTCAGGATAGAATACACCCCAAGTAGTTATTGCAGAATAATCCGCAGTTTCCTTTTTTAAAAATGCAGTATCATAACTTTGTATGACATGTTGAAGTGGGGGAATATAATCCTTATTCCAAACCTTCCACCATTCACGTTTGATTAAAGATCCTTCTTCAGCCGTTGGATTTTGCATCCATTGTGCATTCCATTTACCAACAGATAAAGATGCTTTAACACCTTCTAATTCTTCAAGCTTCCAATACTCTGGCCATACAGGTTTACCTGATGGTAGTATTGCAGGAAATTCTACAATCTCCCACCTATCTGATTTTAATTCTTTTTGAGATTTAAGTAACATGCCTGTTAAATCTTTCATGTTCCATCTTGTCATAACCAATACAATTGCTCCACCTGGTTGTAATCGCTGACGAGGTCCTGAGGTGTACCATTCATATGCACGTTCCATGGATTGCATGTTCAACGCATCTTGCTCTGAGTGTGGGTCATCGATGATAAGTAAATCCGCGCCGCGGCCCGTTATTGCCGAACCGACACCCGCTGCATAGTATTCTCCACCTTGTTCAGTTTCCCATTTACCAGCTGCCTGACTGTCTTCGCGTAATCTTGTTTCAAATACTTGTTTGTATTCTACGGAGTCCATTAAGTTTTTAGCTTTACGTCCAAAGCGGACCGCGAGTTCTGTAGTGTGAGTTGATTGAATAATTTTTAAATCTGGTTTTCTACCAATCATCCAAGCAGGAAGTAAGAACGATGCAAACTCAGACTTGGTATGTCTAGGTGGCATGTTAATAATTAATCGTTTGATTTCACCCTTGGCAAGTCTATTAAATTTTTCTGCTATAACTTTATGATGTTCGCCTTGTATAAACTCTGGCCAAACATGTTTAACAAAAACCATGAAGTCATCTTTGACTTTTGATTTGGTTTTCTTTTCAGAGAGTTTTAATGCAACATTTATAAATTCTTTACGTGCATCCGGTGGGAGCTTATTTAAAATATCTTGATTCATAAAAAAATTTTGCAGAATTTTTTAGGCTCTGTTTTTGTATCAATTTCATTTTTTTAGGGTTCGCCTATAAAATTTTTTTGATATTTTTATTGTAATGCCATTTACTATTTTTAGCAAGTGTATGTCTAAAACTCGGGTAAAGGGTGGGCCCGAAGGACCCAAGCTACAAAAAAAGGGGGTGGGGGGTCATACAACATCTAGTATACGAATCGTCTTGGGACCTCTATGGATTGTGGGTGGGTGGGCCCTACGTTCGCAAGCAGAGGTGCGGCATGATGTCGCACCACTACATATGGTGTGTTAATAAAAAGATATTGCTTGACACTATTCTGACCACGGCCCGTGGATCGCTGTGGATAATTAAATATACTTACTTGACCTATTAGTATTCATATGCATTATAAGGGTAAGTAAACAAATAGAAAGGAAAACAAATGGCACTACAATTCGATTACACCAAGGTTGCTAACTATAGTAAGTTTAATGACCTTGATCATAAAGATGCATCTCGATTCGCTTGGGTATTAGCCGCAGTTGATATGAACGAAATTACTAAAAGTAATATTGATGAGATTGCTTTTAGATTAAAGTTCGCTGAGCAATGCGGAGAAAACTTTTTAATCGGTTCGGTTTCAATTGGTTTAATGAAAGCAACACTTAGATCTTACATTGGATTTAAAACAAATGTAAGAACGGAAACTAGAAAAGCATATATGTTAAAAATTATGCGAATGGTTGAAAATAAAACAACAGAACTTTTTAAAAAAAAACCATTAAACAATATGGCTGATGACAAAGTTCATCAACAATTATTCGGTATATAAGATCGAAACGCCCCAATTGGGGCGTCCATCGTTTAATACGATGCTGATGAGATCAGAAACTAAAAAGGAGAATAAATGAAAGAGCATATAATAATAACTGATGACAAAGGGGTTGAACATATATTCCACGATCTAAAAGAATTAATAAATTATTTAGATAGTTTTAAAATGTCCTTCCTACCAGATAACTTTAGCTATGAAATAAAAACAAATAAACTTGATGACTTAGGTTTTAAAAAAGAAGTTATAAGCGAAGGCATTACTTGCTTTACTTTAGACAGTAAAAATTTTAGATAAGATCGAAACGGCCCAATTGGGCCGTCCACCGTTTATTACGGTGCTGATGAGATCAGAAACAAGAAAGGAAAGAAAATGGAGTTAATAGTTGAGAAAAAAAGCGTCTACGGTAATCAGTTAGTTTACCCTATATGCAACAAGGCAAAACTATTCGCATCAATTTCTGGTAATAAAACTTTATTGCCAGAGGTTATCGAATCAATAAAAAAGTTAGGTTATAAGTTAACAACAAAACAGGAGGTACTATGAGATCATACCAAGGCTGGAACATTAACAGCCCAGAAAGCAAAGACGGCAATTGGAGCGTTATTCTAGAGCATAAGCATAGCACTAGAACTCACTTCATAAACTTAAAGAATACCTTAACACTAAAAGAGGTTGAAACTTTAATATACGATACAATAGACGGCTTAGTCGAGGAAGAATCTAAGCGATAAGACAATCACTATCCACGGGTCGAGATCATCGGCCCGTGGTTTTTCTTTTATTTAAAATCAAAAAAATCGAGGAGGAGGGAGAGGGAGGGCCCGTAGTGCGCAAGCGTTATTTTTTTAAGGGTGGGTGGGCCCATAGTGCACAAGCATCAAATACAAGCGGCCCGCGAATCGGTGTTCGCGTTTTGTTTTTTTCTTCGGGTGGGTGGGCCCTTGGCGCACAAGCACAATTTTTAGTTGTATGCGACATTATGTCGCATTGACAGCGGCGCGCGGTTATGCAAACGCGAAGCGTGGCCGGCGATGCGCCGGAGCGTGCGGCGCAATTATTTTTGGTTGATTAAAATTTTTGTAATTAGTTTATAATCGTCCACGGCTAGCGGTACGGCTTTGTCTATTCCTATGATTAGATTATTTATTTCAGAGGAGCTAAAAAGTTTTAGAGTGGATTGAGAGGCGCGGAGCGCTTGTTCGACTAATATAAAATTCCGCTCATTTCTGGTTGTATGAAATAGTATTTGATGAGGGGAAAATTTGACTTTATTTGATTGAGTGAATTTTAATTCCACCATAAAAAACCCGCATAAATTATTATATCCGAGCAAATCTGGTACGCCAAAATTGATATAACTTTCAAGCCTAGTCCATAAAATAGACGGCGTGTTTTTCTTGAATTTTTGATATAATTTTGTCTCTGGTTTCACCGTACATTAGCTGTACAGTAAAACCAGAAATCAGTCAATTTATGAGGCGATTTTTATATCTTCTATTGTTTTTTCATTAAAAGAAATAACAAAAAAAGTATAGTTTTTATCACTATTTAAAAGCTTATGCGCTTCTAATTTTTTTTGCGCCTCTAATATATTATTTTCAACGCTTTCGCAATCATAGCGGGGTATTGCTCCGCTAATTTGCCATTTTTTAACTATCATATATTGCAACATTTTAAGCCCTATTTTCTGTTGCTTGTTTTAAATGTTGTACTTGTATAGCGTTTTTCTTATCCCAGACAATGCCTAGCGGCTTAAATATGCTTGTAAGTACCGCCGGTAATTCGTCCGGAATGCCCGTCTCAAATATTTGATTGATTGCGCTTTGTTTATAAAGCTTCAATTGTTTCACTTTTTGACCTTGAGGCGTTTTTTCAGCTTCTTTTGCGGCCAAAGTTGAAGCCCATAGTCTTAATTGTTCGCGGCAATCTTCGGGCGATATTCCTTTGTCTCTTCCATATCCCGAAGAGTTATAATTGATTGTGCCCTTGTCCCTATCTTTAAAACGATAATCAAGTTTTTCTTTTAAAGTTGAGGATGTAGCATTTTTGCTAAAAAATGTTTTAGCTTTACGCTGTACTATTTCAAGATTTTGGAAAGCGTTTTCCAATTCCTTGATAATAATGTCAGCTTTTATTTTTTTAGCTAGCTTCATTTCAGCGGCTTCAGTCAATTCAGCAATAACTGATTTTTGAAGCAATTCCGCCTCTTCAATAAGCGGGTTGATTTCATTAGATACCCGTTGCTTCAAGTGCTCTAATTGAAATTTAGTCATAAACCTAGTTTTTGACATAGTTTATATTATCCTTTCATATTGTTAGTTGTCTTTTAATTAACCTATTTAATTAAAAGATATTTATTATTTATAATACCTTGAAATACTTGTCAATGGGATTATATAGGATTAGTTAGTTGAAGATTAGGCGGGATTGTGGATAAGTCCCGCCTATTTAGTATTGACTTTAAAATTAGATGGGATTATATAGGATAGTATGAGTTTAATCAAATACACAAAAAAAGATTTTTTAGAATATGCTTCCGGCTTTGATTATTGGAATAGTAAAAAGGAAGATATGAAAAAATGGAAAATTAAACAATTCCGCGATTTTTACAATTTTACTCATAAAGACAAACAAACGGGGGAAGAGTTTAAAGCTATTGAGGGCATACATTGCTTGAATTGTATGTCCAGATTAACCCTAGATTTTAGAAATCAATTTAATTCTAACTATTGCGCGGATTGTTAAAAATATGAGTAATTTGATTAATGAAACAATATTAGAGCAATTATTCGAGAAATATTTAGAGCAAGGCTTTAACGAAGATGAAGCCGCAAAATTAGCAAAAAAGGAATTTGAAGAGAATGACGAATAAATTAGAATTTAAAAAACCCTCTAAATTATTAAATTTAGACGCTAACGCCAAAACTATAAAGGGCCAGAAATACGGCTATAAAACAGCTATTTTATATTTAGCGCCGGCGCGGTCAAGTGGTTTTAATGTATGCCCTCAAGCTTCCAAAGGGTGCGCGGCTAGTTGCTTAAATACGGCGGGAATGGGTGTTTTTAAAAATGTGCAACAATCTAGAATAAATAAAACAAGGTGGTTTATGTTGGAGCGCGCAAGTTTTATGGAGCAATTAAAAAAAGAAATACGTGCTTTTATAATTAAATGCAAAAAACAAAAATTTAAACCTTGTATAAGGTTGAATGGGACATCGGATATAGAATGGAATTTAACTGGAATTTTTGAAGAGTTTAAAGAGGTGCAATTTTATGATTATACAAAAATATATAAACGCGCTCTTAAATGGTTGAATGGGGAATATCCTAAAAATTATCATTTAACTTATAGTTTAAACGAAGATAATAAAAAAGAAGCCTTTGATATTTTAAACAAAGGCGGCAACATTTCAGCTGTATTTAGAAATAAAAAACTTCCTAAAATTTACAATGGTTTTAAAGTTATAAACGCCGATTTAAATGATTTAAGATTTAAAGATAAAAAGAATTCTATTGCGGGCCTATATGCCAAAGGGAAAGCTAGATATGATAATTCCGGCTTTGTATTAGATATTTAATAAAAGGGTGTAAGGGTTTAAAATAGAAGTGAGCAAGCGCACAAGCTAACAAGCGAGTGAGCAAGCGTTAAGTTAACAAGCGAGCAAGCGGACAAGCTAACAAGCGAGCAAGCGGTCAGAAAGGAAAGTATGAGGATAGTAATAAATAATATGTATGATTTAAAAAGTGTAGCTGATGTAAAAAAATATTTAAGTATTTGTACTGATGACAATTTAGAAAATGAGTTTTATTGTTTATCAAAACAAAATTGGACAGACAGTATAAGTGATACTTTTAAAACACTTGTTGAAAATGAACTTGCGTCAAGGGGATATGAACTTGGTGCGCAATTAATTAGACCTATTAAAAATGATTAAATTAAAAGAAAAAAATAAAGATAGATTAATAGAAGCTTTGCGAGAATGGCACACAGAAGCTTATTATAATAGTAGAAGTAGCTTTGAACAAGACGAGGACGGAAACGACATTGGAACAGACTATCGTTCTTTTGAGGCTATGTTTAAAATAATAAAACGATTAATTGAGGAGGCACAATGAACATAAATAAAAAAACTGTAAATAAATTTATAGAATTATTTAATCAACTTGCATTGGACTACGACAGATTAAGTAAATCTGGACAGGAAACATATTGCGAAATGCAAAAAATGTTGGATATGGTCACAGAAGAAGAGGAACAAATAACTATGGACTATGTAAGAAATAACACAAAGTCTTTTGGGAGTAGAACTTAAATGATTAAATTATTATTAACCTTAATATCAATCATATTGATTGTTTTAGGGGTAATGGTGGCCTTGAAATTTGAATTTACTATCGGCGTATTGATTGCGCTTGCCGGTGCTATAAATTTTATTTCAAGAAAGTAAACAAGCAACAGAAAGGAAAATAAAATGGATGTACTTAATCAACTGTCTACAGTTTATAATAATTGGTTAGATGAACAAAAAATAGAAGATCGAGCAAGTGCGGATGAATTATATTTTGGTCATCCTAATTTAAACGACAAACAAAAAAATTGGTTATCTAATTTTATTGTAGCTTGGGAACAGGGCGAAGATTTTCAATCTTATGTTGATAAGATATTACCTAACAAACAATGAAAGGAAAATAAAATGACAACTAAATTTATGAAACAAATATCAAAATTATTTAAAGCTTATCATAAAAAATATGATGCGTTTGGAAAGGAAAGAAATGAAAAAAAAAGACAAAAAAGAAGCTGATTTTTTAAGATACCAAAAATTTGTGTACAAAGAGTTTGCAAAAATAATTGATAAGGGGTGGAATGAATTTGATTTTGATATGCCTCCAGAGTTTTTACTTCCATTGTCTTTGTATAACGCTGTGTTGACAAGCGATAGATTAACAGATGAGGCCAAGCATCGTTGGATTGAGTGTCAAAAAGGTTTTTGGAAGAATGAAAAAAATACTTTCAAAGCAGAAAAATCTCAAAATGTAATGAGGAAGAAACCTATTTTACATTAGTGAGCAAGCGATTAAAAGGGGACTCAGTATCAAGAATTACATTACAAGGTATTCTGTCGTAAGCCAGTCCCCCTTAACATGAAGGTTTTAACGTAAGTTAAAAACTAATTGCTTTGTACGCCAAATTACGGTATATGTCAATATTTATGGGATTACCATCTAAATTAACAGAAAAACAAATAAAATTTGCAGAACTACTTGTCTATAATGAAGGTAGGATGTCCCCTGCTGAATGTGCTTTTGAAGCAGGATATCAGACCAGACCAAGACAGGCGGCAAGCGAACTCAGAAATCCAAAATACTCACCATTGGTTGTAAAGTATATTGGTGAACTTAGAGCTGAGGTGCAAGAAAAATACGGTATTACTTTTGAAAGACATCTTACAGAGCTCGCAAAACTTAGAGATGATGCAAGGGTCAAAGGAGCGTGGGCGGCTGCAATAAATGCAGAGGTAGCAAGAGGTAAAGCCGGAGGTTTATATGTGGATCAAAAATTAATTATGACTGGTAATTTAGATAATATGTCAGAGAAAGAATTAGAAGCTAAGCTTAAACAAATATTAGATGACCACAAGAATGTAATTAATATTTCAGAGGATGTGGAAGATGTAATTACAGAGAGCGCACAGGCTTCTTTGGAAGAGTCAAAACAGTCTTAAATCTTTTAGGTTTCAAGCCTTGTGAATCGGGGCCTTTAGTTGGTGGTATCTGATCCCATTTAACATGAGGCATATTCTTTGTAAGGTTTGGGTTTTTCATATATTAATTTTTTCTAATTTAACAATACATCCTATTGGATATACATTCCTATCAGAAAATGTTTTTTCAGTGTTATCATAGCTAGCAAAACTTCTAATGCAAGTTTTATCCTTACTAAAGATATACCCATAACTAATCATCTCGTTTGGTTTTAATGTATTAAATTCATCGGCATCAGCGTGTCCTGAATCACCTACGATATCAAGCCAAGTAATCTTGTAGAAGTAATATCGTTTTTTATTTATTAACAAAGATCTGTATTTTGATTTTTTATTTTTTCTAGGCATAACCTCTTCTAACATATAAGTGGAACTTTGACCCCTCCTAAGTTTTTAAAAAAAACAAAAAGGTCGCGCACGCAGAGTACATAAAATTGGTGTATTTATTGACTTATTTGTTCTTGCCAACACAAAAAATCAAAAAAGCTAGCAATACCAACAAATTTGCCAGAGCTTGCCAACAGAATTTGACTGCTCTGGCAAGACATTCTTCAATAATACCAACAGTTCTAGACGATATTTTGCACTTTTGCCAGCCTGCCAGCCTAAAAAAATTTTATTCTAAAAAAAAATAGGAGGGGTCAAAATCCTCCTTATGTTTGGCAAACGGCCAGATAGTAAACATATGTTTACTATAAAAGAAAAAAGTTAATGAAATCAATCCCCGCTCCGCGTTCCGCTACCCCCACTCCAAATTTAACTTGTCACAGGACATCGGAACGCGTATCGTTGCCGCCTCAACTAACAAAAGGAGCAGCCATGCCAAGAAAAAAAGAGGAAACTATCGAGGATATTATCGATAGAATAGAGGCAGACCTAGAGATCATCAGAGATAAAGCTATTGAAAATAGCGAAGAAGATGAGTTCGAAGACGAGGATGAGGACGAGGATGAAGACGAAGACGAGGATGACGAATAAATAATCTTATAGTGTGTGGCAGAAATGTCACACACTACCCACCTAAAACCCTAAATCTTTAATTTCTTTGTGAGTTCTAATCAATAATTGTGGATAATCTTTATTAGTAGAATAGTTATATAATAGGTGAAAATAGCGATTTACGTCATTTACGCGCAGTTTTGACTGTAATAACCGTTCATTCCTAAAAGAAATATAAGCATCCTTAGTATTAAGCAAATTCATATAGTACTCAATAGAATGGCATTTAGTCTTAAATTTAGCCACTCTGAAGGGGGCATTTGGGTTATCCCTAGGGGTCATACCGGTATGTAAATTTTTAAACTGATAGATACCCATTAAATTGTTTCCTTCTTTGGCATAACGTGATCTACCATAATTAGACTCTAGTGCCGCCTGTGCTAACAGTAGTTTTCTTGGTATGATTTCTTCTTTCTTCATTCTTTTCTCTAAATAATCCGCGCATTTATTGACGGATTGTATGAATTCTGTGTTATTCGTATAGCCAAAGGCGGGCTGTGAGAATACAACAAACAGTATGATAATTGCCCAAATGACAATTGCAATTCCGTAAATCAGTATATAATCTTTTAAATTATTCACTTATTCCTCCGACGATGTTGGTTAGTTTATTTAAGAGCTTATCTTGGATCCTTTTGCCAAGTTTTCGCTGGCCCATAAAGGCTGTAAGTTTGTATAGTGGAAGCATTTTGCCTGTTCCTCAGGTTTTGTCAAGTCAAAAGATGAGCAAGGTTTTATGTGGTCTATGTGCCATTTTCCATGGTTTTCTCTAGTCATACCTAATTTAAATGATTTTTCTAAGTGTTCCCAAACTTTTTCTATACTTTCAACACCTAATAATTTTAATGTGGGTGCGCTTTTTGTTTTTCCTTTCAAAACATGAATTATTCTAGTTCTTAAACATGCTTTTAATCTAAAAGATGGATCTGTTTTATATTTTTTACTGTTATAGGCCATGCTTTTTTTACAAATTATTTTTTTGTTTTTCTTTCTCCATCGGAGTCCACTTAAACGATGTTGTTCGTAATTATTCTTGACCCAATTATTACAAATAATTTTTCTTTTTTCAGGATTGTTTTTTATCCACTTTCTAACTCTTTCAATTACAAGATCTTTATTTCTCAAGTACCATTTTTTATTGTACTCTTTCATGTACTTCTTACGATCAAACATATTTTATTATGATTGTTTATAAGTTATTGATCTAAATCTTTGTAAGCCTTCAGCTTTTAATACAATTCTTGCAGGCTCTGGTGAGTTGATTAATCTATTTTGTTGTAGTTCTATTCTTCTAATCTCTTCTAAATAACCATCTTTTGTTTCAATATAAATTGGACAATCTGAAATGATTGTGCCTTTTTGTCCGTTAGTAAATTTAGATAGTACTTGTTGTAGGTCTCTCAGTCTCATTTTTTTACTCCATTTGTTTGTTTTTTAAAACCCTCCGCTGACTCTAATCCGGTAAATAATACTTTACCTGTTTTATAGATATGAATACTTTCAGCTTTATGAATTAATTCATCTATCATATCGCAAGTACACCAAACTTTACCAACAAGTTGTCTAACCCAACCTAATAATTTTTCTGGACTATCACATCTAGAATATTCAAACCAATAATCAGGATCTGATAATGTACTGTCATCAGGTCTTGTTGGCATTTTATCTTTAAAGATGTTGAAATAAATTTCTTTTTTACCATTATGTTTTTCTTCAGATATCCAAATATGTTGAAGAATTCTTCCTTCTATATCAGACATACTCATAAAACCATTTCTAGGTTCAAACATAACTTGATCCAACTCTCTTCTTTTTAAAATTGCAACTGTTTCGTCCTTTATTATTTTTGCTGCTTTTTTATCGTCCCATTCCATTATTGTATTACTCATTTTTCTCCTCTTTAGTTTTAGTTTGTTTATAGTATTGATCTACTTTTCTTAAAAAATCGTGTTTGTATTTTTTAAGTTCTTCTCCCTCTACAATGAATTCTTGGTAAAGATAATCTTTAGAACACATCATAATTACACCTTTCGTTATAGAAGTTTTATAAACAAAGTTATGCGCCATTGCATATGCTGCAAGCTGTAAACAATAATCTTCAATCCATTCTCTTTTCTTTGGTTTGTTTGTCTGTTTAAAATCGATGATTGTATCTTGACCTTTGTGGACTCCAACTAAATCCGTAGCGCCTGCATAAAGGCCCGGATAATGTAATGTTGCTTCTAATCCATAGTATTCTGTGACATTGGATAAACCGTTTTGGATTATTTGAATAGCCATGTTGTGTGCATTCAAACCTGTATCAGTTAAATCTAAATAACCTTGTCCCTGAATATATTCTTCCAAAATCTTATGCATCGCCGTTCCGCGATTCCCCGCATCATCCACGATCCGCGTTGCGTTGGCATCGCCTACTCTTTCGCGCCACGCTGCTAACGACGCTTGTTTCTCAGGAGATTGTGTTGCGGATAATATTGTAGTGACCGATGGAAGCTTTTGTGATTTGACATCATAGTGTCGCTTACCATTAATAATCTCTCGTTGAGATTTAGGATATATAAATTTATTTGTGTGTTTCATTCTTAACTACTTTCAACATAGGTTTAATTTTAGGAAATATTCCCTCTAATAGATCATGAGTAAAATCTTTAAATGAATTATAATCTTCTTCATTAAGTTCTCTTTTAAAATGAGAAACAATATTCATCATTAATAAACAAGGAATTTGAGTTGGATCCACAGAAAAATTTGTAAATGTTTTGTTTCCATAATCAACAGCATCTTCCAAATGTTTTAGAAATGCTATTTGATAAACAGTAAAATCATGTTGATGTTTTTGTCTTTTTAATATTTCTTTAGGACTTAATTGTTCACTCATCTTTTCTCCTTAAGTTATCTTTAAATTTACCACGCCATCCATAGTTGCCGTGATGCACAGTTTCTGATCCGATGTTTGCATAAATATCAATACCAAGTTTCGTTAACATATGACAGAAAGAAACATCCTCTCCATACCAATAGCCATCTTTGAATGTACTATTAAAAAAGTCATACATATCAGTGACATCTTTATCATTTTTAATTTTAAGTTCAGGATGTTTTTCTATTAGTATTTCAAAAATAGATCGATGAATTAACATTAAACCTGCAGGGCCCACTTTTATCTTTACCATGTCATTTGCATCTACTAATAATAATTTTTCATTATCAAACACAACAGGATACTCTACTCTTAAATCTTGTTTCTTAACTCTATACAAAGTGCAAACAACTTTCTTTTTTGAATTAATCATTTTCATTACTGTTTCAGAATCAAACTCAACATCAGCATCTACAAACAATAAATATTCTCCTTTTGTTTTTAAAAAACTAGAAACCAACATGTTTCTACACTTGCCTACGTAAGGAGATTTTGCAAACATTATAGTAGAACCAATTTGATTAGCTGCGAAAGCTTGTCCTAAGTGAAATAAAGATCCTGCTGTTGCAGTCTTCATATCATCATAACAAGGGATACCTATAAATACAGAAGTCTTCATAAATTTTTTAAGTTTTTAAAATAAATATCTTTCTTAGTTTCAATCATATTATTACCCTTACCATTAAACCAATCTTTTTTAGATATTAATTCATAGACTCTATTAGGATCATTTTTACCATTGGGAGTTCCTTTTGAATTTTCAGCAACAGTACACCATCTTAAATTTTCTAATCTATAATCCATTCTGTTTCCATTGATATGATCCACAACTGTATTATTAATAGTATCATTATTTTTTATAAATGCTTTTGCAACAATTCTATGTAATCCAAGTTGAATTTCTCTTGGTTTAGTTATTGATTCTTCTTTTAAATATCTGTATCTTTTTTGAACACGAGTTTCATTGATACAATAAAGTCTTACATATACATAAATTAATTTAGTAATACCAATAGATCCATAAATGATTCCTGATCTTAAACCTCTAAATTTATTTTTAACTCTGTAAATAAATGGCCAAATGTTTTGTTTGTAAATAGGATCAACTTCACAAGTACATTGTGAAAAGTAATGTGGACCACCTGTTTCAAATAAATAATAAGTATTTGGCATTACCTTTGGTATAACCTTATGTATATCAACACATCTTACAAACGGATTATTTTCCATATACTTTCTTTATTTCTTTCTTTATTGTTTTTATATGTTTTTTATTCTTTTTATTATTAATTCGTTTTGGTTTATTAAATTTATTTAAGTGCTTTGCGACTGGGTTTGTACTCACGATACAATTTCCTCCAACTTAAATTAGTCAAATAACAACCTAAACTGTTTATTCTATTCCAAAACCATTTTCTCATTAAAATTATTTGTATACTATGATGGATACAATTAATAACAACCAAGTAATGATAATAAATAATAACCAAAAATTTGGTTCATAATTTTTTAATTTCATATAATTGCTCCTGCATCATCTGTTTTTTCTTCTTTAGATATTATTTCTCCTTCTGATTTGCATTTTTGACACTGAACAACTTCATTATAAGAAGATGTACTAATTCTTATATATCCATTGCCCATGCAATTATCACAAATTATTTTATGGACGGGTCTTTCCATTTTTATATCCAAATTTTTTAGCTGCTCTTGTAGCTAATGCTTCGATTGTTTTACTAACTGTCAAATCAGCATCTAAAAACTTACCTTTAGCAAGGAATAATAGCTTATGATAAGTATCAATTTGAACCGATACGGATTTAAATTTATTAGGATCTGCCATGTTTTTTCTCACTTTCTTTGTTTGTTATATTTTTTATATGGGAAGTTATAACACAAAAACAAGGTATTGCAATATATTATTTTTTAGTATATAATGAGGATCTCTTCTCACCCTTTTGTTTGCTCGCCCTGATTTCTTTCAGGGTGGGCATTCACTTATCTTCTTCCTTGACCTTTATATTCTTTTCTATCGTTGCGTTTATTTGGTCTTTTAGAATGACGTCCGGGCCTTTTTTTGTTGGTGTGTTTAATGAATGTGCCTGAACCTGATTGAACTTTACGTGCCACTATTCTTTTATCTCTGTTGTCATTCCTATTCTTTTGGTATTTGTAATTGGAATGTATCTAATAACTCCATTAATATATTGTTCTACTTCTTCTCCACACAAAGAACATCTGTAAAAATCTTTATATAAAAATAACAATGGGTATAATAAATTGCAATAGGGACATATACCATGTTCTATTCTGGCATCTAATTTTAAAGTTTTACTAATCTTTTTTATTTTTTTTGGCATCTATACTGTAGAACATATCATCAGAATCATCTGTTTTCCAATCTTTGTTTTCTACATTCCATTCTGTAGTTTGTACTTTATAATCCGGCCAATGTGTTGAAGTTGTAAAGCTAGGAATACTCCACAGAATACGATTATTAGGCTGAGCTGCAAAATTGCCGTTATCAAGAGCCAAA